GAGTATCAAACCCAGAGCTGCAAAGCGGTCCAGGAAGAACAAGCATATTGTTGCGGTCCGCGTAATGACCGGCGGCAGACTCTACAAGGGCGATCACTACCCGGGCGGCCACGTGGAATACGGCACTCAGTTTCAGTCAGCACAGCCATTCATGCGGCCAGCGGCGGACCAGGTACGCGGCCAGGTGATAGCGTATTTCAAGCAGGATCTAAAAGCAGCAATCGCAGAAGCGGGTAAAGGCAAATGACGGACATAGGCAAAGCAATCAGGACCAGGCTGGCAGCAGATACCGCTGTTGCCGCTGACGTGGGAACACGCATTTTCCCCAGAGCCATGCCGCAGGATGCCACCCTGCCGGCCATTGTCTACCAGCTGGTGAGCAGCGTCAGTGATGACGCTATAGGTGGGGCCGCTGGCATGGCCACAGCACTAGTACAGGTGGACGTCTACGCGGACACCCACCTGGCGGCAAACAATACAGCAGAGGACATACGGGCCAGCCTGCACGGGTTTACAGGCACCATCGGCAGCGAAACTATCAGAGGGCTGCAGCTGCAAAACAAGATGGAGCTGTACCAGGTGCCAAATGATGGCGGGGACGATGGCGTGTACCGCGTAACCCTGGACTGGTCCATAACACACACCGAAACAGTACCCACGTTTTAAGTAAAGGACATACAAATGGCAGACACAGGAACAGGAACGACTATCACGTTTGGGACGTCTGGATGGACCGGCAGCGTAATTTCAATATCGGGCACCACCCAAAGCAGGGAACCGCTGGAGGACAGCCACCTGGGAACCAGCGGAGAGAAAACCTATGTTTTCGACGACCTGATTGAACCTGGCGATTTTGAAATTGAGTTTTTCTGGGATCAATCAGCAAGCACATTCCCACCTATCAGCGCGGTTGCAGAAACTGTGACAGTTTCCTTCCCACTGAAAAGCGGAGAATCCACCAACGCCACCCTAACGGGCAGCGGGGGAGTGGTAGAGGCCAGCGGCCCTGATATTTCTAATTCGGAACTAATGACGGGATCCATGAGCATTCAGTGGGACGGAAAAGTCGGACCCAGCTATACGGCAGGCTCCTGATGGAAATAACACTGGATGAACACCCAGCCAGGCAGATGGTAGACGGTGAGCTGGTGCCGCTGGTGCTTGATCAGCATTGCATACGGATCGACGGCATGATGGTGGGTTACTGCAGCCGGCACGTGGGCGGTGTTATTCAGCTGATAGTGGTCCTGGATGAAACCACCCAGGACGCTATTGCAGCCCATGTTATGGACGCTATCGGCCAGCAGACTGTCACGATGGTGCCGGACCTGGAAGAAATAACAGAACCTGTTTTTGATGAAGGGGAAGACGATGGGGAAGATAGCGAACCGGAATGACATATTGAAGCTGTGCCAGCGCAGATTCAAGGACGTGAACGTGGAGGAACTGGGCCTGGCATTTAGGATCCAGTCACTAACAGAGAGAGAAAAGGCGAGTTATGAAACGCAGCTGCTGGGCCGGAACGGAAAAGTAAACAAGAACAGGCTGCTGGATGCCAGCCGGCGCCTGGTCTGCCTGTGTCTTGTTGATAAAGAGGGCACGCCACTAATGAATAATGCGGACGTTGATGAACTGGCAGAGTTAGACGGGCTGGTAGTTGCCCGGCTGTATGATGCCTGCCGCGTGCATTGTGGTTTCGACGAGGGAGATATTGAGTACGCGGTAAAAAACTCAGACAAGGTCCAGCTCGACGAATCTTCTGTATGAGGCTGGCCCTGGCCCTGGGCCACGTCAATGTGGATGAAATGCTGGACCTGGTGACACCGGAGCAGATAACAGAATGGTGGGCATACTACACGCTGGAACCTTTCGGAGAACCCTGGCAGCACACGGCACTACTGGCAGCGGTAATCCAAAACACCACAGCCAGCAAACGCAGCGAGTTGACACAGCCAGCGGACTGGCTGCCGGATTTCAACCTGGACAGCACAGAAACAAAGCAAACCAAACTCAAAGACGCAGAACAAAAACTGGCGGCACTTTATGGCAACAGTGGCAGAAATAGCGGTCAACGTAACAGCCCGAACCCAGAAACTGGAGGCGGGCCTAAAGCGTAGCAGCGCGGCCCTGAAGAAAACCGGCGCCAGCGGCAGGACAGCCGGCGGTGGAATGAAAGCGTTCGCCATGAAAGCAGCCGGCGCCCTGGCGGTAGTCGCCGGCCTGGCAAAGATAATGTCAGGGATTGCCAGCCAGTTTACCCGCATTGATGAGGCTGCAAAGGGCGGTAGAGCGCTGGGAATGACCACGCAGCAGATGTTACAGCTACAGCACAGTGCAGAGCTGGCTGGCGTGAGTACCAGCGGCCTGACAAATGGGTTAAAGCGCATGGTGGTCAGCGTCCAGGACGCGGGACGCGGTACCGGGGAAGCGGCAAAAGTAATGAAGGACCTGGGCATAAATGTGGAGGCGCTAAAAACACAGACACCCCACCAGCAGTTTCTGACAATGGCAAACGCTATCAAGCGTATTGAAGACCCTGCCGTGCGGGCAGATGCCGCAATGAAAATATTTGGCAAGTCAGGCGCGGACCTGATTAACATGCTGGCGGGTGGCAGCGCTGCGCTGGAGGACCAGGCGAAAAAGTTTGATGACCTGCACGGGGTTATCAGTGAGCAGGACGCAGCAGGAATAGAGGATACCAATGACGCTATTGCCGACATGAAAAAAGCCTGGGGTGGTTTCTGGACCCAGATCGCTACATTACTGGCGCCGGCCATAAAGTTACTGGCCAAACTGCTGGGCGGCCTGGCCAAGGTCCTACGCACATTATCAAGCGCGGCTAAAACAGTCGGCGGAGCATTTAAAAAACTGCTGGGAATAACAGCAAAACAAAGGCCTGCGATAGAAGCCACGACAGCCGCTATTGATAGCCAGACGGAATCGCTGGACGCTGTTGCCACGGCTGCAGATGAGGCAGCAAAGAAACAAGAGGACCTGGTAAAGGCAGGCGTTGCCGTAACAGAGAAGTTCAAGAACCCAATGGAAAAATTTCAGGACAGAATGCAGCACCTGGATGAACTGGTCAGGGCCGGCGCTGTCAGCTGGGAAACCTACAGCAGGGCGGTGCAGGGGGCTATCCAGGACCAGAAGAAAGCAAACCAGCGCCAGATCCAGGCTGCCGCACCTATCAGCGCTGTGACGATGGGCAGCAGCGCCGGTTTCTCAGCAATCCAGCAGGCTAATAGGGAACAGGAGAAGCAAACCAGGCTGGCAGAACAGGAGCTGGCCCAGACCAGAGAAACAAACAGGATACTAAACGGCGTGCGGCGGGATATCCAGCAGGATCCAGAGCCAGAGGTGGCAAACATATGACAGTGACCAGCGTAACTGTAAAGCATGACGGCTGGGCGGCAAAGATGACGCCAGGCACCAGCCGAATTCAAACGGTGGCGGGCGTTGTGACTATCGGCGCAAAAGTGGATTTCACAGTCGTGTACCAGGTGGAGACAGATGACAGGCTGGATGGTCCGCAGATCGTTGCAGCTGGTGACATTGCAGGCGTTGCTATTCCGCGAATCGGAACCCATTACTCATTCGGCAATGACCTGGACCGGGGGGCGCTGTGCAAGTCCATTCAGCCGCGTTCCGTGGGCGGGAAAATGTGGGAAGTGACCTGCGTGTTTGGTCCCAAGTCTGACCAGAAACCCAAGGACAATCAGCCAGAAGAAAACCCACCCATGCAGGACGTTGCCGGGAAACCGACAGACGATCCGACCCTGGCCGCCACCAGCGTACAGGTGAGCCTGGTGCACATGAAAGAACCGGTTACGCAAGCGGTCTATGCCGGCCAGTGGTGGGGGCAGGCAGCCGGCATTGTAAAACAAAAACAGAATGAAGACCTTACGTCTCCAAATGGAGGCGTTGCAGGCTCTTTGATAGAAGCGTTGAACGGTCGAAACGCAGATGTTGACAGATGGCTGGAGAAGCGAACCCCAGTTTGCAACAGCGTGGGTACGCCATTCGATCCACCTATTGAGCGGGATCACGCCAGGATCAATCTACGCATAACACGGAACCATAAAACGTTTCCGATTAACGATATCTGGTGGTATCAGGACACGATAAACGCAACAGACGTAAAGGTGTTGGCGCCGAATTTCGATCTCCTTATCCCAAAACACTGGGCTAAGATGATGAGCGTGTCCGGGACGCCAGCCGATATTAACGGCTTTTCCTTTTACCGCGTGACATACGAAATACATATAGAGCCTGGCCTATTCGATATGAATGACCATCCGTGGCGCCCAAAGATACTTGACCGGGGATTAACCAGAATGGCCACGCCAGAAGAAGACGCAGCGCACGACGCATACGCCAAGGGGGCCGGCAACAGGCCTGGCAACGTGAACATTAAAGACACAACCGGCCAGGCAATCAGCGAGCCTGTTTTATTGAATGGGAGGGGCAAAACATTAAAGGGGGATATCCTGGGCAGGACAGCTGTCTGGCTGGAATATGCGATTTACACAGAGGCGGACTGGGGAAACCTGAAACTGGACATCATGAACGGTTTCGCAATTTAAAACAGGGAGCTGGAAATGGCAGACAAATACTGGAACGGTAACGCGGGCACAGATGGTGACGTGACCGACGCTACCAACTGGACTCCCAGCGGGGTACCGACGGCGAGCGATAACGTGAGACTGATAGCAGCGTTTGATACGGCAATGAGTAGCAATCTGGACGGGCTGACAGGGGTGTCATTGGGAGATTTTATTGTCGAGGAAGGGTACAGCGGGACCATTGGCAGCAGCACAGCGGACCTGGAGATAACCTGCAGCAGTTTTGAGTTTAACGGCAGCGGTGTGGCTTATATTGACCTGGAAGCAAGCAATATAACTGCCACTGTCCACAATAGTGCAGCAGCGGCCAGCGTTGGCGCGTTTGGCCTGTATCTAATCGGCAGTAACCTGGCGGACCTGGTGGTAGCAGGCGGCAGCGTGTCGCTGGCCAGCGTGATGGGAACAACGGCAACAGCAGCAGCGGTGCACGTCTCCGGCGGCAGCGTCAGTCTTGGCAGCGGCTGCACGCTGACAACAATCACAGCCTACGGCGGCAACACAACCATTAGGGCAAACGTCACGAACGTGAACGGCTACGGTGGGACGATTGCCACAAAAGAGCAAGCAGCCATTACCACGCTGCTGCTGGATGGTGCCACGCTGAACGATGGCAGCACGGGCACCACTACCACGGCCACAGTAAACAGCGGCAGCCTGCAGGTGAAAGCGGGAACATCAAAGACAATCAGCACGTTGAATATCAACGCGGGCGGCGCGGCCAACTGGGATCCTAACAGCGTGACAGTTTCCACTGTGGCCCTGGGCGGGGACAACGTGCCAATTAAAATCAACAGCAGCAGGGGATAAGGGGAAATGCCAGACGGTTACCTGGTTACAGCGGAAACGATCCGCAAGCTACGTGCAGACCACGACGAACTGCGCACCCAGCTGAAGGTCCTGCAGAATAGCATTCTCCGCGCGCCACCCACTTCTGTGGCTGGTACAGCTGAAACGCTGGCCCTGGCTAAGCTGACAGACAATATAGGCGGCTACACCCTTAATGGTGTAGGGAATGCAGTACTAGAGAGCGGCCAGGCAGACGTGTATACGCTGCGGCCAGACGGGGAGCTGGTGAGCCTGGACAGGTCTGTTGATGTTTACAACGGGGAAGTCGATGACCTTACCCTTGGAACGTTTGTCAGCATCCAGCGACACTACATGACCGGGAAATGGGTGGTTGACAGGATAGGCGCAGCCGGCACCACCCTGCACAGAGTAAAGCTGAAAGAGAGTATGGGGATAACCGTTAGCCAGGAAGCCAGCGCGGACCTGTACAGCCTGGCGGGCGTTGACAGCGGGGAAGATATCACGGTGCTGGATCCAGACAACCTATTCCCAGCTGCCCTGGGGCCACGTACCAGTCCAGCGGATCCGCTGGTAACGCTGCCAGGGGCTGCTGGCATGGTGATGAAATCAGGCGCGGCATATTATGCAATGGAATTAGAACAGGCTGCCAGGATGATCATTTTTGAGACTCTAAGCGCTACCAGTTTCACAACCACAGACACCCACGTGGAGGTGTTTTCAAATAACTACTGGCATGGGCAACAGCCTGGAGCTACCACAAACGATTCTGGTACTGCTTTCTTTGTTTACAATTTCCAGATTAAGCAGACGGGGGCAGCTGGAATTGAGCATTTATTTGAGGGCGGCGAGAATTCCGTGGGCCTGGCTGTCTGGGATGACAGGGCTGTCACCACAGTAACAGGGGCAGAAGTTACCCATCCCGGTCTGTATCGAATTATACAGATGGGTTTTGAGTGCCCAACATGACCTATATAACGCACGGCAACTACAAGGGCACGCGGTGGTATCCACGCTGCTGCTGTGAAGACTGTGAAGTTATCCGCGAGCGTTTCACGCGTTTTGACCCAATAGACACCACCCGCTGGGAGGAAATCCGGGGGAGCTGGTCCACCCATAGCGACCCACGTTCAACAGCTGACGGCAGGCAGCCGTTAAGGGAATCCGGCGGCAGCCTGCCGGCGCTGGTGGTGGGAGTTCAGGAGCTGCCTGACGCAGAACCTGATTTTTATACTGTCACGGACGTGACCATAAAATCTGGTGCTCAGCCCATTTTTATAGTCGATTTCACAGACGCTATAACAGACACATACCATGCGGTGATGGTGACGTATGATAAGGCGATAAACGACCAGCTGGTTGTTAGTTTTCGGTCTTACTCTGGGACCACAGCAACATCACTAGGTGGCAATCATATTATTCAGTGGGATCCGGCAGACCCTGGGGAGTTTCTGCGGGCAACGTTCACAGTTTGCCTGAATGACGACAATCTATCGATACAGATGGTCAGTGGAACAACAGGCGCAGCAAATGACGCCACGGGGAAAGATAGCCCACCAGACTTTTTCCTGGCGGAAGACATTTCAGCAAAGCACGGCGGGCAGCGGGCTGGGTTTGGATTTGGGGGTGGTTTATCATCCCCACGGCAGGGCACCAGGTGGAACAGTTTTGAATTACACATACACGAAAACCAGAAAAGCGGCTGCCCTGCCTGCCTGTCATGCGATTGCACAGGCGCACCATCTGACGAGTATGAAGTGGAAATCGTAGGTATTGATGACGTATCCAACAACTGCTGTGATAACTGCGACGACCTAAACCAGATTTTTACGCTGCGATATTCGCCAGCCCTGTCAAACAGCCAGGTGTGCGTCTGGGATTATAACGTGGGAAGCGGTAGCCAACTTTGGACCTGTAATTATCCTTACGGTAGCCCATGTGGGCAGATAGGACCTTTTGACGTGGATGTCCTGCGGCTGTCTGTTATGGCTGGAGAAGATGACGCCGGAAATCCAATCTGTATCTGGAAGTTTGCGTTTGTTGTGTTATCTGGTGCCGGATCTGGCCAGCCGTACTTTGGCCACCAGTGGGACCATCGACCATCTAGCCCTTGTACGTGCGATTTATCAACTGTATTTGATGCGGCGGGCCACCCTGCTGGTAGCGCTGCTGCTGGTACGGCGCCATATCCGGGCGCAACAGGGGAGACTATTTTGGATTCTGAGGGCAATCCACAGATGCGGCTTCCACCTGGGACGCCTCCATCCCTGGGCGGGCGGTTTTTCTCAGATGTCTGTGATATATCAGCTGCCACTGTTACTATCACGGCGGCATAAATGGACTGTGCATTTTTAGCAGACGGGGAGCTGTTTAAGTGCCAGTACTGTGGCACAGTCAAACGACGTGCCACCAGGAGGAATTGCCCAGCTGGCGGGGGAATCGGTGACGTTGTGGCCGGCGTGGCGCGGGCGTTTGGAATCAGAGCCTGCGGCGGATGCAAACAGCGGCAGGCCTGGCTGAATAAAAAAACACCCTGGCAGCGTGGCGCAGACGTGGTAATGGTGTTTCCAGCCGGATCGGATCTAGACTGGATGGAGACTCGCGGGGACCTGGTTGGTCAAATTCTGGAAGATAACGGGAAAACTGCTTACATTGTCCAGGCAGACCAGCGGGATGGGTCTGCGCTGCTGGATGTCGTTAAAACAATCAGGCCTAGGTTATTGATCAATCGAGCGTTTTTCGTTGACCAGGAGCATATAGAAACAGCGGCCAGGCAGTACCCAGGGACGCGGTTTGTAACTGTCAACCACAGCAGCTATGCATATACCCAGGCGAGCGACCGATGGGTGAGGGAACAGGCCCAGGCCATTCAACTGGCTGCGGAATTGCCAAACGTATTCCTGGCCCACGTTGACGAAAGGGCGGTCCTGGGCCGGCTGGGCCTGAAACGCTGTATCTACCTGCCCAATGTTGTCACGCCACCAGATGACCAGCAGGGGCCTGCTGTGGATCCGCAGCAGGGGATGGTGAGTATTACCGGCAGGTGGCACATGGTAAAGAACCAGCTGCAGCAGATGATGGCTGTAAAGCTGGCAGGCCAGCGGGCGCTGCTGGTAATCAAGGGCAGGGGGGATCTGGTCCAGACAGCAGCGGATGGCATCGGGCTGGATTACGAACTGCAGGCCTGGCAAAACTGGCGGGACTGGCATCAGACAATTAACAGCCGCGTTGCCGTAGGCATGCAGGCCAGTTTTAGCGAATCTTTTAATTATGTCGCGCTGGAGCATATGCAGCAGGGCCGGCCTGTTGTGGGATCTCCTGCCGTACGCTATCTGCCGGACAGCTGGCAGGCCAATCCAGACAGCCCTGCTGATATGGCGCTGATCCTGCGGCAGCATCTGGCTGACTACCCAGCCGCGTCCCAGTTGGCCAGGGAAGTGGCAGCGCAGGTTACAGAACGGAACAACAACACATTCCTGGAAGTAATAGACGGTCTGTTATCACGGAAAACCGCTTTTTAACCGTTTCCCCACGGGACTTATTGCCACGTTTGCACGTCAGACCCACCCTGGAAGGAGATTCAAATGGCTGATTTTATCAAGGACTGGATCGGCAGCGCCAAGAGCAAGCGGGTTATCGCTGCCACCCTAACCGCGTTTTTTGTGGCTACTGCTGACGAGCTGGGAGTATCCCAGGAAGCGGCGTTTTCTATTTCAGCCCTATGCGTTTCGCTGATTATTGGTGACTCGCTCCGGCCTGTTTCCCCTGACAAGTACAAAACAGAAACGGGAGACAGCAATGGCCAAACATAGGGACAACGGCAAGCAGGATAAACGTGACAGCAAGCAGGAGGGCAAGGAGGCCAAGTGGGCAGCCAAGACAGAATTGTCATTGGCCAAGGCGCGCAAGCGTAAATGGCTTTTCATGATCCTGGCTGCCGGCATAGTGCTCTACCTCCTGGTTTCTAAAGGCGGCCTGGGTGGTATCGGCGAGCTGCTGGAAAAGCTCAAAGGGTTTATGCCTGGCGGCTAATTGTCGCAAGAAAACCAGCAGCCGCGATAATAGAGTATGCCTGGCGGCTGCCGGCAGACACGTTTAAAAAAGCGGCCAGCGGCTGGGCCAACCATTAATCAATTACCCCACTACGGTGGGCGCACGCCATCTGGCCTGCTGGTTATTCCCCACCAGCGGGCCAGGTGGCCATTTTATAAAGGGCCGCGTCATGGACGACCACCAGGTGGAAGCAATCAAGGCAGAGATCCAGCGCGTTGAGCAGACCATTACAGCGGAACTAAAACCGCTGGCTCAGCTATTCCGGGGCAACGGAAAGCCGAGCCTGGAGGCCAGGCTCTACCACCTGGAACAGGAATTAAACCAGCACCAGGGGAATGCCCGCTGGGCAACGCGGGCGGCCACACTGGCCACAGTTACAGCGCTGGCAACGGTACTGTGGTCGATACTTTCTGCGGGGGCGTGAAGGGCGAGAGAATGAGGTTTTACAATTGTTGCAAAGCGGCAGCATGGGCTGTGGTAATGTTTGCAGCCACGGCGGTGGGCATCCTGGCCAGTATGGCAGCGTGGAAGATGGCAAAATGGTGGAATGCATTTTGAATCAATGTTGACAGGTTTGCGTCAATCCGTGTATATCTAACCGAACATAAGAAACATTTTCTTTCTTAGGAGCGGTTTTTCATGGATGAAAAAAGCAAACCAGATCAGCGCAGCGATAACGAAAAGATAGAAGAAGAAGCAGAAAAACTGCTGCTGGAATTCTACGGTAGAGCAGACGGCCTGCCGGCCCACCCATTCAACCGCCTGCGGCACCTACTGGATGAGTGTATCCAGATGGACCGGTTGCGGGTCCACAAGCCCAGGTAGGTAGATGAATAACAACGGCCACCAGTTGATGACGTTTGCGGAAGTATTCCGGCTGCTTCACGTCTCCAGGTCCACAGCCGTGCGGATGAGGCACGACGGTGAATTCCCACCGAGCATACAAGTGGGCCGGCGCAAGCGTTGGCGCCGGCATGACGTTGACAGATGGCTGGAAGGACAGCGGGAGGGTTTCCAATGGTCTACATGATTTGCGAACCGTGCCGAATCGCATTCCACAGTGCCAGCCTGCCTGTGGGTGATGAATACATACCGCAGCGGCAGAACTGCCCATCATGCGGCCAGTACTGTCAGGAAACCGACATTGTTTATTACGCGGATCCAGAGGTGGACGACATGCGCCGGCGGTGCTCCAGCCGGCTGACGACGTTGAACATTATCAAGGCAAAGTATCAGCGGCTATATGAACTGGCGGACTGGACTGGTCAGGACCCACTGGTAAGGGATTGGGCGTTTGAACTTCATTCCATAACCACGGCAGCTGTACATGAAATTCAGGAAGCTGACAGGCAGCGAAAAACGAAAAATACATGAGCTGTACAGGGGGGGGATGGATCGATACACGATTGCCAAGCAGCTGGGACGGCACCAGGCAACAGTCTGGCGCGTTCTAAGTGGCGAGACGGGCCAGGCGGGGAAGCGTAAGCCCTGGCGCTGTTCCAGCTGTGGCGGCATGATCATCACGGTTGATTGCATGAAGTGCCGGCCAGGGCTGGATGAAACAAGCAAGGCAAAAAATGAACGAACAGCAGAACACTACTGGACCCACTTGCCAGTCATCATCTGGAGACAGAAGCAAGCAGATAGAGCTGGGCCGGGAAGTGGCCCTGGATGAAACGTACAAGGATGGCAGCCGGCAGGGCCGGCCAGTTACCAACGTGGAAGCGTTTGCCCTGGACGCATGGATTTTCAGCCGGCCACCAGACAGCGAACTGGAAACATTTAGACAAATTAGGGGAATGACAGATGCCAGTTTCAATACGTGGAAAGAAATATTTGACTGTGGCGGAACGGGTGCTGAAAGCCCATAAGGACCATCCGGGCCAGCTGACAATCGAAACGGAGCTGCTGGAGAATAATCAGGCCATTGTGATGTTCAAAGCAAGCGTTTGCATTTACGCGGACCAGGCCAGCCGCTGTTTTACCGGGCATGCAATCGAGTTTCACGATAAGAAAAATGAACGGGCGGTGAATTTTGCCAGCGCGGTCGAGAACTGCGAAACGTCAGCGATAGGTAGAGCACTGGCAGCAGCCGGCTACCTGGGTAGTGAATACGCCAGCGCAAACGAAATGGAAAACATACCAGCTAAGGCAAAGCGGCGTGCCAGTGGCAACAGCCGGCCACCAGCGCCGAAACCAGAGCAGCAGATTCTAAACGACTTACCATTTTAAGGGGAAACACTATGGCCACGCTGAACCGCGTTGAACTGATAGGAAACCTGACGCATGACGTTGAAATCCGGGAAACCAATAACGGCATGAAAGTCTGTGATATCGGCATTGCCGTTAATGAGCGCAAGAAGGATGGCGAGCAGGAGACGGTCTTTATTGACTGCACACTGTGGGACCGTAACGCAGAAATTGCTGCCCAGTATCTGCGCAAGGGCAGCCTGATCTTTCTGGAAGGAAAACTCCGGCTGGACAAATGGCAGACCCAGGAAGGGCAGGCCAGGCAGAAGCTGTGTATTACGGGTTATCGTTTCCAGATGTTAGATGCCAAGCCGAAAGAGCAGCAGCAGGAACAGCAGCAGGCCCAGCCGGCGCACAGTGGCGGCGGTCCAGACGGGGCAGCCTGGTCAGACTTTTAAGGGGAAATAATGCAGCAGACATATCAACTAGACAGCGGGCAGCGGGCAGCCATTAAGGGCTGGACGCAGGACCTGTACAGACGTTTCGGCCTAACTGGCGCACGTCTGGAGCGGTGGGAAGTGGGGAAAATGGCAGAGCTGACGATTGCCAGAATGCTAAACGTATCTCCGGACCTGCGGGCAGAGGTGGATCCAGGCTTTGACCTGCTGTGGAACGGGCTGACAGTGGACGTTAAAGCCACCACCCATCCAGCCGGTAATCTGCTGGTTAGTGCAGCTGTCCAAGCGGGGGCAAGTGACATATTCCAGGCCTGCCGCGTGGACATAGAAACGGGCCAGGTGATTATTCTGGGATGGCAGTATGCGGACCATGTACTGGACCAGGCCACCTATGTGCCACGCACCAGCAGCAGCGGCGGTGATATGAGTTATTACAAATTTCCCAGAAGTGAGCTGATTACTGGCGTGCCTACATGGTCTGAGCATGTGCAAAACTACTTTGAGTGGGTGACAGTGTGACCGGATTTATCAAGCTATACCGCAGCAGCCTGGACAGCGCTGTGTTTAGTAATGCCAGGACGTGGCAGATCTGGTGCTGGCTGTTGATGCAGGCAAACTGGTCCCACAGGCAGCTGCTAAACGGTACCGTCCTGAACCCTGGCCAGTTGGTTATCAGTTATGACAGGCTGTCACGTGACATAAAATGCAGCAAATCTACACTGTTTCGGGTTTTGAGAGCGCTTCAGAAGTGCGGCAACATAGAACTGAAACCGGAACGCTCCGGGACTGTTGTAACCATAGTCAATTGGCGGACTTACCAGCAGCAGGAAAAAGCTGTTGGAACGCAAACGGAACGCAAATGGAACGTAAGTGAAACGATAGCCGAAACAGAAGAAGAAGGTAAGAAAGAAAGAAGGAAAGAAACAAAAGGGGTTTGTTTTTCTTGGAAGGACGGTGAGCTGCAATTCCCTAGTCGCCTGGATGACGAAACAGGCCAGGCAGCCATGCAGGACTGGATCCAGTATCAGCGGGACAAGGGCCGGCCATTACCCAGGTTATCAGCCCAGTTGATACTTGAACGCTATGCCGTATCTGGCAGCGCCACACTGGCACGTGATATCGGCTACAGCATAAGCCAGAACTGGAACGGCATATTTCCACCAGGTAAGGACGTTGTTGAACAGCAGCCGGCAAAGCAGGGACCATCGAAAAAGGAAGCCTGGGACCGGATCCGCTACCGCGTAATGAAATGCAAGCAGCATGACATCCAGGGCGGGGTCTGTACGGGCTGCCAGGTGCCGGCGGAATATATCGCACGGGCCACGGACCAGCTGAAAGCCGAGGGGGTTATTGCGTGATAGTTATGCCAGGCAATAACACAGGCAAAGCTGTTAAAAGTCTGTGGAAGCAGTACCCTGGACGGCTGGGCGCCATGCTGTCTGTCAGGGTAGGCGGCGGTGATGGCTGGAGCAATGTCGCAGCAAAGGCGGTGCCATATTCGATCGACAACGGGCGGTTTATCGCTTGCACCAGGCAGCGAACATGGGACCGTGGGCAATTCATGGCCCTACTGGACAAAGCAGCCGCAGCAGATAAGCCACCGGAGTTTGTAACGGTGCCCGACGTTGTTGGATCTGCCACCCAGACGCTAAAAGAGTGGGAGGTCTGGCTAAATGACGACCAATTCATGGCCTACGGTTTTCCCCTGGCGTTTGTGGCCCAGGATGGTATGCAGCCGGATGACGTACCAGTCGCAGCGGAATGGATATTTATAGGCGGCACGCCAACATGGAAAAAACGCAATCTATGGCAATTCTGCCGGCGCTTTTCACGGGTCCACGTGGGCGGCATAAACACAGCGGCCGGCCTGTGGCATTGTCACAACAGCGGCGCGGCCAGCTGTGACGGGACCGGCTGGCTGAGAGAGCCCAAAAGGATGATCGGACTGCGCCAGTATCTGTATCGAGTGGCGCTTGATCTGGGTCCGCGTCAAATGGAACTTTTCCACCTGTGGGAAGCGGAATCCATAGGCGGGCGCGTGGTGGCGCCAGATATGGCAGCAGATGAAGCGGCGCGCGTAAATGTTCACGTCAAATCTATTTTAAGGGGCAGGCAATGAAGATTTTCCTGATTACTAAAGGCAAGCGGAACAGGCTCATGCTACGCGGCAACAGCTGTGAGAACCTGGTCCACCTGGAAGCTATGGCGCTGGGCATGGGCATGAAGCGAGTTGGCTTTCTGCGATTCTGGAAGCATGTAGCGCTGTGGTGGCGTGAAACACCGGATCCCAAGAAATTGCGGCCACCTGTGGACGCGGAAAGGAACTGATGCCAGACAGTAAGCAAAAGGGGAAACGCGGCGAGCTGGAGGTAGCCCAGTTATTCAGGGCCATAAATATCAAGGCATGCCGCAGCCAGCAGTTTAGCGGCAAGGGGCTGGGGCCAGGGGACGTTATCCTGTACGACCTGAACGGCCACCAATTGCCCACTGTGGTGGAAGTCAAGCGCCGGGAGGTGTACAGCAGCAATCAGCTGCTGGCATGGGTAGAGCAGGCCAGCCAGGAGGCAGGCAGGGGCAACGTGGGCCTGGTGATACACCGCAAGAGCAAGCAGCCCTGGCAGGTTACTTTCCTGCTGTCCGATATGGACTATCTGTTGGAGGACCTGCGGCAGTTGTGGGAATAGCGGTGAATCAATTACCGCAGCCCATTGATTCAATGAATCACAAAGCGGAATCAAATAGCGCTTCTAATTGATTCTTTGTTTCCCTTTTGCTGCCAAACACCTGTTTTTATAGGGTGAAATAGAGGAATCAAATAGCGATGGCAATTGATTCTTTGTTTCCCGTTTGTGATTAAATAGGCGCGGCAATTAAATCACAGCGGAAAAAAACAGCTAGCGCGCGCGAAACTCATCACCTAGCGCGCGCGTAGCGCACACCGCTCTTTCTAAAATTCATCACGGGGTGGTCTTTAGTGGTCTTTAGTGGTCTTTAGCATTCCACAATAGTGCGGGTGATGCCCTGCTTATCACAGCCGAACCGCAGCCAGTAGCCACCTAGAGGACGCGGGCCGCGTCCCTTCTCTATGTGGAATCCACCATGCCCGTCTACCCACTCATCCTTGTACGTGCCCAGGCGGATACAGTGGATGGGTTTCTGGGATACGCGGTTAGATGGATTCAGGTAGCCTACCTGGATGGGGAAGCATTCCTTGTAATGCACGTGGCCGGCAGCATAGATATCTGCCTGGACCTGCATCATGTAGCGTGACCAGTCTATTTTACCCATCGTTACCGGGCCACCTCCGCCAAAACCGTGGTGATACCAGAGGACCTGGCTGGCGTTTACTGTTTTCCTGATCTTAAAGGCAAAGCGGATAAAGCCACCATAACCACCTGCCTGGGTGATGGCGCCGTGCCTGTATCGCATAGCAGAGCAGAATCGTTCTGTCATATCCGTTTCATGGCGCTTAAGGATGTTAGTCTCATGGTTACCCTGGCCCACTATTGCCAGGTGCTCAGCATAAGGAGCAAACCAGTCAACTGCTGTCTCTATTACCTTGTCCAGGTAGTTGCCGCCCACGTGCTCAGCCAGGATATCGTCACCTGAGCTGCGGGGATCCCACTTACCCTGCATGAGGCAGAACATATCACCCACCACAATGATCGGGGCGTTACGCTCTACTGCCTGGTCCATATGCTTACGCAATAGATCCCTATCACAGTGGGGGTTATCCCAGTGCAGGTCCGATATCAGCAGCACATCCTGTGACCAATCGCTGCCGCTGGCAGTAAAGCGGAAGCGGTGCACGTTACGGGCCAGGGTTTCTATTACCCATGGGTTAGATAGTGGCATAACAATTCATTGTTGCTACCCGTGCGCATATGGCAACAATACAGGGTATGCCTACTGCTGCTCCTGTCCTGTGCTCTATCTGCCACAGCCGTGGCGGCTGTACGTGCAGGCAGGCAAGGGTAAGGCAGGCACGCAAAGAAGCAGGAAAAATAAGTTCTTGCAAGCGTGGTTATGGCAGGCGCTGGCAGCGGGCCAGGTTGTTGTTCTTGGGCAAGCATCCGACCTGCAGAGCATGCCACAGCAGAGGAGATTTAACACCGGCCAGTGTGGTGGATCATATCGTGCCGCACAGGGATGACCTGGAGTTGTTCTGGAAGGTTGATAACTGGCAGGCCCTGTGTACGCGGTGCCACAACAGCAAGTCTGCCCTCGGGCAGTAGGGGGGGGGTAATTATTTTAGAAAGTAAATTGCACGTAGAT